AATTCCGTATGTTATTGATTATATCCTCTTCTTTTATGCTAAAATGTTCGCATTTTATTTATTTTGATTTCTAATCATATTGTAATTTATACGATAATATTAAAAAAGATATTATTTCACTACATAATATCTTTTTTAATATTATTTTCCACATTTAAATATTATTTTTAATATCTTGTTGCTGCTTTGAAACTTGGTTATAAAAAAAGAAGCAGCTTATGCTACTTCTCTTTGTTTCATGATCCGATTTTTGATTGCCCTACCCACGTATTCGATTTTCTGATTCTTGATGTTCCTTGATTGGCTACTCCTTGCTGATTAAATCCCATTTTTGGTACCTCTTGCCAAGTTCCGGATTTTCTTATATTGAAAAAGCCGCTGTCTTGATCTAAAGTCCGAAATGTATTGCTTTTCCTGATGCCCCAAGGTCTAAAAGATATAGGATTGGGATTGAATAACGAGAAGCCTGTCGTCACTGTTGAGTTGTTAAACTCTCCGTTGGGATATTGTACTTCTAGCGTTAAAGCTGTGCCTGTGTACGTCTGCTGCGGATCTACGGTAACTGTAAATCTTTGTGTAGCAGCGTTACCATTCGTAAATTCCGCATTAGTTAATCCATTAAACGTGTACACTACAACGTTATTCACTCGTATAGTCCACCTTACGCTTACACCTGTTGCAGCTGCGAAAGCAGTCGATCGACTAGCAAAGAAATTAGGAGTAACACTCACTGTTGCTGTAATGCTGCCATTAGCATTTTCTGTCTCGCTCTCTATGACAACTGTTTGTCCAAAAAACTTACTTGTTGCCCACAAGCTTATATTTTGCCCATATTGGAGGAATAAAGAGTTATTGTTAATGGAATAGAAGTAATCGGTGGCAGTCAAGCCATCATGCCACCAGTTGGATCTCGTATAGTTTCCTGACCATGCCGGAACAACGTTGCCCATGTTTCTTACAACTGCGCTAGAACTTGAGATATAGAATCTTTTTTCGATAGGCATTTCTAAACACCTCCGACAAGGTCATTCTCATTTCGTCTGTTGTTCGTCTTGATCCAAGTCGATCCATCGGCTGTGCCGCTAAATAAGTTAATATTACCGCCCGCAATGCCCATTCCGGAAACAAAGTCGCCTTCTTGCCCACCTCGCCAAACACCTTTTTCTTCAAGGTTTGCAATCAGCTTGTTAATGAATTTCTCCATTTTTTCGTTTCCGTTCAATATGTTAGTGATATCATTCTTGATATTGTTAATATCATTTTTAATATCATTTATTTCTTTGTAGATGTTTTCGATATCTTGCTTTATATTATTGATCTCGTTGTAGATATTGTTGATTATATCAATGAATTTCTGATCGATTCCTTGATTAGGATTGTTCTCGTAGTCGTCTGGTGCAGAATCATCCCTAACAGTATAGTAGACATACGCCCACGGGCTTATATAGCTAGCTCGGTTCCTTCCGCCTACTTTGCTATTGAAATCGTTATACGAATAACGCATCACTCTTCGAAACTGAATTTCCGCATAATCATCCTGAAAAGTCAGTTTGATAACAATCTCGTACTCATTCGAACTATTTTCATATACTGTGCCTTTAGTAACTTCCACAATGGCGTTCTTGTCTTTCATATTTTGGAATAAGGGATGCTCTGAATCTAAAGGCAATCCATAATAGACATACGTTTTTAAAGGCGTATCAGTCATTTTACTTTCAAATTCATCGGCATTATAGATTTTCCGGCTTCCGGCTAAAGAAAGATAGTCAAACTTGCCTGTTGGGAAACTGATTGGCTCGCTGTTTGTAGGTAATGAACTATCATACCAACGCCCGACATTCGATAGCGTAACACCGTTAGGCAGTACTCTTTGATTGATAATACGATCGTAAATTCGTAAATACCTTTCATTTTTTTCCATCAAACTAATAACTTTCAATTTTTGCCAAAAAGTCCGATTATTACCATCCTGAATAAATTCCGAATTTTCCAAAACGAACTTAACGCCATCGCCTGAAAATTCGGCATCTTGTAATAATAGTGATGGCGTATCATTAAAATTTTTGATTCGTTTAGTCAAATCATAGCTGAAATACCCTTGGTAATCTGCTAAAGATTTATGATCGTAAAGATTTTCCATGATAGCATCTCTAAAATACCTGTCTAAGTTATCGGAAATAATGCTATTATCGAATTTTCTTGGACTAAGTTCATAGACATCTAAGACGTATTCCGGATTACTGACTTTTGAAGATAATATAAAGCTGCTAAGTAAGCTTTTATCTCCTACGTTCTCATTCTGATCTGCGTAATCTTGGTACATATTTGCTGGCGTGATGCCCAATAAGTCAGATTTTGTAAAATCAATTTGTTTCGGTGTGTCCCAAGTGTCATACATTTCGACTTTATCGAAACACGGTTCGAAACAAAGCCCTTGCATGTAGTGAAGCTGTCTTGTCACTGTGCCTTTATAGGTAATAGCCCAAATAGTGCTTTTACCCTCTACTACGTCATTTATAGGGTCAAATATATCTTGATTAGCTGGTGGGATCGTATATAGTAAAATTTCGTGTCCAGTTTCAAGATCATACTCATAAACTTTGTAATCAAGTGTCATATAGTGCAAATAGTTCTTTTTATTCGGTACACGCTTCAACACGTTAACAATCCAATAAGCACTATAGTTTACATTCAATGTATCAAATCTCAACGTGCCTTCTGATCCATTCCCGATTGTACTCTTATCAAAGACTGCTTTTTTAATCTCTCCATCGAAAACGTAATAGATTTCTTTTGTTGAATCCATCACTCCGGAATTACTATTTATAATCCATAACCGGTTAACCTTGCTAGGAATATTAGTAACAGAAAAAGCATACTCTAAAATAGCCCCTCTTTCGCTCTCTGAGACGTTTATAGTCCAAGTCGTTAAATTACCTTCACACCCCGCATCTGAGCTTGTACGCTTCGTCTTGCTCGCTTCTATGAACCCAAATTCTGTTTTGAACGCATAACAGAATACCGTGTCATTTTTTGCTACAGTACTAGACAAAGAATTTACACGTGCAATTCTTTCGTTGTTCCCTGTTACGATCACGTTAAAAAGATCATATTCTTGTATGATCGCTGGCAGCTGTTCTGCCATTTCTTCCTGAATGATTTTTTCAAGATCGTTTAGATCTCTTTCAAGTTTCCTTAGCTCTTCATCCATTAAGCTAATCCAGTCCGATAAATGTCTCAAAATGTGATTGATCCACGTGATCGATTCGGCATAAGTTAGCCCCGCCCCTGTGGGTTCTATCGGTGTATTTCCATACCAGTTTAATTGCGGAAATCGGATTTTGAATCTACTTAGTGTTTTGTTTATCTTTTTTTGTGTACTAGGTCTAGGGTATTGCGAACCCGCCAATTCTACTACTTTTTTCATGTTTTCTTCTGATACTGACATGTCCTATCTACCTCCCTTTACTGCCATGTCGCGGAACATAGATGCTACTGTACTATTCCATCTGACTTTAATATCGTACCCAAACGCATTGTTTAAGAGATCTACCGCGTGCCTACGAGCATTAAAATAAATATCTCCCATGCCTTCGATAATGTGATTGTTGGCGCTAGCTTCCTGACTAATCATTCTTTCTTTCTTTGCATCTGGATTATTATATACACCGAATAGCGTTAACATTTCGCTAAACGTACTCTTATAAGATTGTTGACATGTTCCTGTTCGATCAGGTACTGTCAGACCTGCAATTTCAAGCTTCTCCAACATATCGGAACTTTCATCAAGAGCTATAAAAATATCTCCTGATAAATAACGAGCAGCAAAATCATTTGCTACAACGCCATTTTTCTTCCCTTTGATAAAGTAAGGTATACGCATCTGTATTAAGTTCATACGCTCTGTTGCTTTGATTGTTGCAAGTAATTTGCAATAGTGGTTTACAATCTCAAAGTCTGTTGAATAAAAATCTGTATAACTTTGTTTGTTGTAAAATACAACGTAATCACCTTTCAAGTTCCTGTTAGTGATCACTTTTTTGTCTTGAAGAAAATTATTGCTGCCATCGAACAGACTTGGTATAACATTCCCATAGAGGTTATAGCCTAATTCATCTGCTCGACCTAAGATCACTAAGTCACCTAATTCATCTTTTCCAACGCAAACGCCACCGCCAAACTGTCGTAACATTGTTTCTAATTGAGCAGTGTTTAACGTTGCTGGCATGTTCTCATATGTGATGAGGTTGATTAGCATATCCCGAATCTGTCTTTCAAGTATCGTTGTCTGCATTGCTTCAAATTGAATAAAGTCATTCCCAGAATTTCCGCTACTTGTCGTGCTGCTAGTTGAACTTAGTACATCACGTCTGGAACCGAACACTCTTTCATAGGCGGAAGCTAGTCCTGTATTATTTGCCCAAGTATCTTCAAATTGCATAGCTTCTTCTCCTTTAAAAATTATCCCGCCCAATAAGAGCGGGATTATCTATTTTAAACAACTGCTGCATAGCGCCGAATTCCTGAACCGCCGATCCAGCTTAACCATACGTAGCCGCCCGCCGTAACTTTAGAATCATAGTTCACTGTTTGACCTTTAGCATACGAGCCGACAATAGCCGATGATGTCGATGCTGCTGCTCGAATATTCGTATTTGTAGTAAATTTGTACGTGCCTTTATTAGGCAAGTTTGATCCTTTTAAGCCATTTGTAGTATTGTTTGAAGATGATCCACCACTTGCTGCACTAACGGCTGCAACATAACGGCGAGCGCCGCTGTGTGCGATATAGGTGTACCAGCGATACCCTTCTGCATCAATGTACCCATCATAATTAAATGATTGACCTTTTTTGTAGGTACCGACAATCGTGCTTTTTGTTGATGCTCCAGATCGAATATTTGTATCTACTTGCACTGTATAACTGCCACTCGCTGCTTTTACACCACTTGGTAGCGAGGTATTGGAATTGTTGTTAGAATTCGTGTTTGAACTGCCATTATTGCTATCATTCGTTGTAGAATTACCCTTCAAACGTTCACGTACAGAATTCATGTTAATGCCTGGGCATGTATTTGAACTGTGACCGCTAAATTCATTATGTCCTAGCACATCAGTGTACTTTAATCCAAAACGCTTCATAGCATCCTTGGCACGTTCTTCGAAAGCTTTTTCTTGTTCTGCGGTAAATGAACCATTACCAACCACACAAATATGGTACGTGTTTGTGTTGTGGTTTCCTACTCCGTTCGTTGTTACAACGTCATTGTAGATTCGTTGTACTGTACCATCACGCAAGATGATTTCATGATAGCCGCCTGTTCCCCATCCAAGTGTGCCGCGCCAATGGTTTTGAAATGCCCATACGTCACCTGTTTCAGTCGCCGAATGATGTCGAGCGATCTTTGTGATCGCTGATACTGCTCTATTTGGATTTGTCGGGCCGAGGATTCTTGAATCCCCTCGTAAATCTTGAATTTTTGTCATAATATTTCCCTCCGAAATTATTTCTCTTTATTCCAAATGCTTTCTGTTCCTTCTTGTCCATCGCTATAATCTACTGCTGGCATGTTTTTCTCTTTCAACTTTTCAAGATGATCTTTAATGTACTGCGGCATTGGTAAGCCTAGTTGTGTCCAATTTTCCGCAAGAGAGATCAAATACATTGCAATAAACGATAAGACAAACCCTGTTGCGATTGTGTCGAATCCTAAAATTGATAAATACGGATATGCAACTAAAACCAAACAAACAACTAGCATATGCTTAACAATACCCATAAGCCCTTTTGTGCTATCGCTTGTTTTGCCAAACCAGCTCTTTGCTAGTCCTGTTACAATGTCAAAAATAACTACCCAAACAAAAACGTGCATATACGCATTGCTCAATAGTTTTTGAAACTCGTTTGCTAACACTAAATAATCGATTACCATTTTTTTCTTTCCTTCTTCCTTAAAGTAAAAGCCGCTATTACTCATAGCGGCTTTTTAATTAGCTATTCACGCTACTTACTTATTTCTTATTTTTATTTGCAGTACTTTTTTTCTGTTTTGTTTCTTTTTCAGTATCAGATTCCGGTTCATCATCTGTTTTAAGATCTTCACCATCGGAATTATCTGCTTTTTCATCTGATCCTTTATCACTTTGCATCATTTCAAGAGCTAACTTAACAAATTGATCCGTTGTAAGCTCATCACCGAAAACCTCGGCTACTGCTTTGGCTGTATCTTCGGAATAAGGGATTTTAGCAACCCCTCGCTCGT